GTATATCAATCAAAGTACGCTCATTGGGTGAAAGCGTCTTGAGTTCCTCAGCCCATGTAGTGAGAGATGCTGATTGTGTCTTGTAAGCCATCTCTTGTTCTTAAGCCTTAAAAGCTGAGTAAGCGGACTTGGTTACTTTGCCTCTTGATCTCCTCATGGCATATTCCTTCAGATTGGAGAGAGCGTCTATCACATACTGCTCCTCTGCGTTCTCTCCTTTCGAAGGAATTCCCTCGAGATCAATTTCCAGTTGTCGTCCTATTCCCTACCAACGTCCCCTCCAGTAAGATTCTGTACCCTTGCTGACTGTTGCTTAATGCACATCGACTAGCATGCGCTTGATTCCTCTGGTAGCAGAATCAACTGACCTGTCTCCTTAAGCCATGTTCTTTGAGTAGAAATTGTTGTAATTTGTATTAATGCCTTCGACATTCTTCAACAACAATCCCAACATCATAGAACTCTTTCCTTGAGTTGCTTTGGCCAGTTCCTCTCGATACCTCTGTTCTCCTTTAGGTTCGAGGAAGAAAATTGAGTTATCATCACCACCTATGATAGCTAAATAATGTGTATTATTACTCAGGAACATGAGGATGATTATTCTTAAATAACATCTCCAGGTGTTCCCTACAGTAGTTCTTGTAGAATGGCCTGAGAAAGTGAGCCCTACAACCATGACATTTAAAGTGGTGGCGTTGTCATAGCCCAATGCGAACCTAGCAATGGCGGAACTACAAATGAAAATTGTGACCTCAAAGTTAGACAAGTCTTCCGGATAGAGGTCGAGAATCCTGGAATACATCTGCTCCATTATCATGGTGTCAATGGTGAGCCACTGGCTGTGCTGCCAGGAGTCCCAGGCTGATCCATCGCCGTCGATCTGGCCATAAACCTGCCGCCCGTCGAGTTTCTCGGTCATGGTTCTGATCAAATCCTTGGAGGAATAGCCGGGTGCAAAGATCCAGTTTCTCTGCTGCCTGGAAAAATGCATCATAAAGTCCTGCATCAAGTAGTTCCAGGCCACCCCATAATACTTTAGACCATCAGGCATTTTCA